GTTGTTTTCATATTGTTCATAGTTTCCTCCAATTATAGTTATGGACTATGCCTAACACTATAATTATACTTTGAACTGTATGCGATTTTCAATAGAGTTGTAATAGTTAGTACTATCAGATATTTAAACGTACCTTGTAGCGTTGATTTTTAAATTATTTTGCGTGTTTTAAAATGAGTTTTTGACGAACTGTTTGACGAACTACAAATTAAAAGTATCTCGTATGAGTTGTGATACGCTGACAGCGTTCTTCTTTGCTGTGTCATTTAGTTTTTCGTACTCTTTGTCATTAAGTGAAATCACTCTAGCCTTGCGACGGCCTTCGTCGCCTACTGTTACCGGAGCACCGGCGCCCTTTCGAGCGCCGCCCCATCCTTTATTACTTGTCATTATACTTCCTCTACTCTGTAATACAATACTAATTTATCTATCAACTCACGAACGCTTTGCTCGGTGTATTCATTCGGATGAGTAATTGGAACTGGTATCCAGTCTGCCGCCCATACATAATCAACACCGTCAGGCCAAGTAAAAGATGGATATTCATCTTGCATATTACATTCGTTCCAACTTTCTTTATCCCATTTACCAGCGCACGGCGATAGCCGTGCTTGCCTTTCTTCAATCAAACCCCATGCTTCCTTGTATGTATTAACTTTACCAATGACTTTAGGCATTTTGTTATAATCTATGACTTTTATCATTATCGACTCACACTCCTTTAATTTCCTCGATTGTAAAACCACTAGCACCAGCACGCTTCATAATTCGTTCAACGTCGCTGATAGTATTTAATTCGTTCGGTTTAAACTTGGCTGTCTTATCACCGAACACCACATGATAACCTTGTTTAAGCGTTTTAATTGTGCGGTGGATACGAGCTGTAAACGCTTTATCGTCTCCGTTATCCCAGTTTAGCATATCGCTAATATCTCCGGCGTCGTGTACTGTGTAATAATCACAATATTCATAACTTGCTAGGTATAACAACTTTTCTAAGCTGTCCGCTTCGATTACTTTGTTTTCTCCTCTACCTAATTTTAATAAATACTTCATTACTATTCCTCCTTAACCTCTAAATAATATCCATGCGAACCATTATATCTTTTAGTTCGTCGATTGTTGTTGCACTCGCTATAAGTCTGTTTGTATGAATATTATAACATTCATAGCATGTTCTGTGTTTGTCGATAGCTACATTTCTGTTTCGTTGCATAATTACGCTGTTTAATTCATCTAGTGTCATTGTGATTTCTCCTTTAAGGGCTTATTTTACTAAGCCCTTTTCAATACATTCTTGAATAAAAAATGATACTGTAAATCTTTTAGGTAGTATTAACTCCTTCCCTTTTACTACCCAAACCCTATAGCTATGTGGCCTTGCACTACCAAAATTTACGATTTCATAACCCTCTTTTAAATTGGCCTCTAGTTGTTTTAGCGTTCTCATGTTAAGCCTCTTTAACTAAACCTCTTTTGATACATTCTTCGATGAAAGATTTCACTGTACCGCATTTATAACAAACGTTTTTGCCACCTTGTTTAATAAAAATGCTTTCGCCTGTTACACGGCCTCTTGTTTTGTATAAGTAGCAACCTGGTTTCAAATTTGCTTTAAGTTGATTTAATGTTCTCATGTTTGTTATCCTCCTAAGTGATTTATACCTTAACCTTGATTATATTATATATCATAATCAAGGTTAAGGCAAGCGGTAATTTGATATTTTTTTATTTTTCTTCTTTAAGACCTTTAATGTAAATAGTTTTTCGACTTTCGTCTTTGCACCATAAAGCATAGTTCAAAGCAACTGTTTCTTTATTCATTTCTTGAACTAAGTCTTTGACGCTATAACGAGTTAAGCGATAACTAGCATAAGAAACACGATATGCAATGCCTACTTTTTCTACTCTTAACGCAATATCGTTTACTTTTCTTAAAGCTGCTTCTAGTTGTTTACAAGTTCTAATCATTTTTACTCTCCTTAGTAACCAAATTTTAATAAGCCACGTTTACGGCATTCAATAACTAAATCTCTAACTAATTTAGTGTCAGGAACCCATTGTCCGCCTTTATCGTCTTTGACGTTTAAGTAAAATTCATAATGTCCGCATTTTTCACCATAATAAACACCCAAGCCATCTTTTAATGCTTCGTTTAATTGTTTTACCGTTCTGATGTTTTTCATTTTAATTACCTCCTAATTTAGACCTTTGATAGTTGTAACTTTCATACCTTGCATTGTCCAAAATCTGTATACCATTTCGATTGTTTGTTTTGTTGCAACAGTTTCAACCAAACCTTTTAAAGTATAATCGAATTCACTTTCATAACCACCTTGTTTAATGATGTAGTAGCCACATTCTTTAACTACTTTAATATCGTTTGTGTTATTGATTTTGTTAAGTTGTTCTTGTAATTGTTTGCATGTTCTAATCATTTCGGTATCTCCTTTATTAACTCTGTACCTTTATCTTGATTATATTATATAACGTATTCAAGAATAAGGCAACCGCCAATTTCAAAAAAATGCAAAAAAATAAAGGGGTGCTTTTTACGGCACCCCTATTACTTTTATTCAGTTGTAACCAATACCAGTTCATGCGCCACCCTCGCACGATTAGGGAGATATTGGACCACCTCTCAGTCTTTTGCTGCTACATATATAAGGCCAGCACCTAAGATAGCATTTAAAATTTGACTATTGCGATATTTCGCTTTTACTTTTTTGAGTTCGTTCGTCTGCATGTTCAAGTATGCTTCGGCTTTCGCTAATGAGTCCCTTTGCGCTGATAGCGTTACTTCTTGCTTGATTAATGTATTCTTCGCTTCGAGTAATAGCGCCTTTTGTTCGTTCAGTGATTTCAATACTTCGATTAATTCCGTCTGTTGCTCGGTCGTTGAGAGTTTCGCTATGTTCAACTGCTGTTCTAGTTCGTCGATTATCATCAACTGCTTGCTTATTGTATTGTCGAGCGTTGTTAATTTCGACTGTAGAGCGTTGTATTCCGCTCTCGTCAATATCACTTCGTCGGTCGGCGAAGAACCATACACCGGCAAGACAAATAAGCAACAACAAAATAGGAATGAACATAGGATAACCTTCCGCAAGTTTTCTAAGGCGAACATACATCATACCCCTCCCATGTAATCAGTAATGCCACGAGCAATGGCACGAACAATCGTGTCAAGGTCATTATTAAGCATTTTCAAGTCATCGTCGTTGTCGATAAAAGCCATTTCAACAAGAACTGCGGTTGCGTCAGTTCCATTTAATACCCACAAATCATCACGCTTTTTAACGCCACGGTCTACGGTGTTAATACTGCGAATAAGTTGTGATTGAATGTCATTCGCCAAGCGTTGGCCGTTAAAAGATTTGTAAAGCGTTTCAGTGCCACGAGCTTGCGTGTTAAAAGCGTTACAGTGAAGCGATACGAATATATCTGCTCCCCATTCGTTAGAGGTTTCACATACAAGGCCTAAATCATCATCTTGAAGTGCTTTAACTTCGCACCCAGCGGTTTCCAAATACTGCATAAGTAATTTGCCGGCATCACGAGCAACGTCGCACTCACGACGACCAGTATTAGGGTTAACCGCTCCGCTGTCTAAGTTAATGTCATGTCCTGGGTTAATAAATACTTTCATTTTTTATCCTCCTTTTCTAACTGGTCCGGAATACCATTTCCGTCCTTGTCTATCCATAGCGCCAAGAACCCTACAAGGGCAGTTAATACGCTAGGAATAAATATATGGTCGATAATGTTTATCCCAGTATTAATAATCTTAACTGTCATGTCGTCAGCGTAACCGCGAATAAATACCATAATATATTCGCTTACTACTAATAAAATAGGCACTAGCATAATTAATACCAGTGCCCTTGTTGCGAATATGCCAGTAGGATGAATATTCGCAACTCTTACGTTTTTTACTGTTTTTTTTGCCGTATTAATGAGGTCTTGTTGTATGCTCATGCAATTCCTCCTTAATATCGTTGACCTTAGTTTCTAACGCTTCCAATTTGGCAGTCAACATTACTTGCTTTCCCTCTGCTTTAATTCTTTCTGCACGTGATAATTTAATTTCATCTTTCAGGTCTTTAAGCGTATCCGTCAATACGCCCCATTTTTCTTGAAAGACTAAATTATCTTGAACTCTCTGTAAATCTAATTTTTCGAGCAAAGGAATAACCAACACTTTATAACCTAAGCCGGCAACAATACCGACTATAGAGAGCGTTGTTAAAATGTCATTCAACTCGAACTGCCAAGTCCACATCCCTTTTACACCTTTCTCCAAAATCCTATAATATCAATGATATACCGAGTATTTGCCGGTACACCCCAAGCCTTAATCATACGGCTGTTTCGTTCAACATAATCACTATTGTTATTTACATTAACGCTTTTTTCTATTAGTCGTACAGAAACCGGCGAATTCGGTGGAAGCGATGCGATTACGTTACCATTACCGGAAGGGGCAGTTAACTTAAAATCAAAATGCAAGTAACCCCAACCAGTTAAGGGGTCAAACGCTAAATATCCTCTATCCGCACCCCTCTCACCTGGTACTGCCGTTCCCCATGCAACTTCATATATTTCGATTGGTTGTGAAGTTGCTTGTCCACCACCGCTCCCAGGGTCGCCCTTTGGTCCTCTTAAAGCCAGTAATTGTTCCGCTGTAAAATCAGAATATTTGAACGGCTCGCCTTTATCACCCTTTGGCCCTTTAAGTGCATTAAGTTGGTCTTGCGTGAAGTCAGAAAACTTAAATGGTTCCCCTTTTGGTCCTGGCTGCCCTGGTCCCCCTTGCGGTCCTCGTTCGCCGTCCGCTCCACGTTGTCCAGGAGTTCCAGGTTCACCTTTAGGTCCTTTTAAAGCCTCTAATTGCTCCGATGTGAACATGTCATAAGTAAATGGCTTTCCATCTTTGCCAGGGTCGCCTTTAAGACCGTTAACTCCATCTCTACCAGGAGTACCAGGAGGTCCAGGAGGGCCTTGAATGCCTTGCAGCCCTTGTTCGCCGTTTAGTCCGTCAATACCATTTCGACCAGGTTCTCCTGGAGGTCCAGGAGGACCAGGAGGCCCTTGCTCTCCTGGTTCACCTTTCGGTCCTTGTAGTTTAACAATTTGAGTATTGTCCTTTACATTGATTGTTTCTTTGTCTTCGTGAATGTGTAGTTCGTCCATTATTTCCCCCTATTACTAATACCTTCAATTATATTAATCTGTCCTTTTACAAGACATTTAATAGGGTGGTCGCCACTCCATAGGAATAAGTCCCATTGATATTTGCCAACTTCTAAACCATTCGTATCTAAAGAAAGGGCGATTTTGCAAAGCTCATTGGCTTCTAAATCGTCCTCAGATACATCGATATTAAACTTTGCTTTATACTCTTCGTCATGTGCTAATTTACGAACACAAGCGAACAGATTATCGCTTGAAACAGTATTGTTATAACCAATATTAAGTGAAATAACTTCACCTTGAATGGCTTTAAAGTTGTGTAGGACTGGTAGTTTCATCTTCATCGCCCTCGTCCAATTCCATTAAATCGTTATGGATGCAGCCCTCTGTAGGGCATGTCCCATCTTCGTTTAAAGTAGCATAGCAGAACTCACAGAACTTCATAACAGGAACATCACTTTTAATTTCGAACGCTTCCATTATTATTTCACCGCCTTAATTTTTAAAACCATTTCTTGATTGAGTTTTTTAAATTGTTCTTGCAAGTCGGTAATATCACCGTTAATCAATCGACGTCTTAATACCATTTGTTCTAGTGTTTCAAAACGTCCGTTGTAATAATTTCTGATTTCGGCAATTTGTTCAGCCTTAGTAGGTTCCTTTGGCTGTGGTTCTACGAACTTGCCGTCTACATATAATTTACCTCGCATAAACTCGTCGAGCATACTATCGCCGTCTGCGGAGTAAATATAATCTACTGCATCCGGCCACTCTTGTTTTGCAGTTGCCATTAACTGTTCTTGCGTTGCTGTATTATCAACAAAGGACGTAATTCGCTCGCCCATTTCATTCAATACGAATACATATTGGTTCATAGTTTACCTCCTTCTATTACGCTATACCTAATGCAAACCAATAATATGATGCCGCATACCTGTCGCTTGCTGTAAATACTGCTTTTGTACCGTTACTTTCATTGACAGAATTTGCAAAATATCTAGGTGTATCGGAACCGCTCCAATACGCATCAATAGCACTAGCTATGAATAAAGTCGTAAATCTAATTGGGAAGGTTACTTCTGTTTTTGTAACGTTGTCTTGACCACCAATTCCCCATTGAATCGTGAAACCATTCGCAAATTTAACATATCCACCATTCCCAGTTAGTTTAGATGCCACAATAGCACCTTGACCTAACAAACTTTTAAGTTGCCCCAAATTAAGCACTTTATTAATATCGCTATCGTTATAGTTATCTGTAATAAAGTTAATAACTTCTCGTGAGTTATCGCCCTTTGTTACTTGCAAGCCTTGATTATGTTTAGTGATTGCTTTTGCGTATTGGTTCGAGGTAATATCTAGCTTTTTGTTAAAAGCGTCTTGATGTGCATTTGTAGCCGAATTATGTGCATCTAATGCAGCTTGTGTGATGTATAGTTGGCTATTAAGGTTGATTTTAACATTAACATCGTTACCGATATAAAAGGTTACAGTAATCAACTTTTCATCTAAAGAGGTACCAGCTGGAGTATAACTTGCTTGTGCTCCAGCGTTTGTATAAGCGAATAGCTTTTCGGTACCAGTATCACCAACTTTTGCGAATACACCTAATTCGCGAGCATAAAAACCGCTTGTAACGCTTGCATTAGAAATAGTCGCTACAACGTCGATTTCACCGTTTCCTCGACTGTTAATCGCCTGTACAGTGTTCTGTGCCATAGGGTGCTTTAATGCTGTTAAACTTTCAATGCTTTCACTTTCAGTTAATGTGCCATCACCCAACGCAATGCGAGTAAAAATAAGTGGCTTTTTAGATTTAATCGCCTCAACCAATAGATTGCTACCGGCTAAGGTCGGAATAATTTTATTGTAATTACTCATGGTTCAACTCCTTAATAGTGTAAATTAATATTACTTCTAATAGCGACTGCACCAACAGGGCAAGCATAAATTCCTCGTGCTGTAATTGATTTATCAGGCTTTTCTTGCGTGATGTAAATACGTTCGGTATTAGTTACCGCACCAACAGCAACAATCGGTCCTCTAGCGTTAAATTCATGTGCTATAGCATATGTTAAATGTGCCGGCTTATATACTTCGATAACGTTTCGTATCTCGTTTAAGGCGTCAGCCGTATCAAGAAGAACGCTAAACCGATTTGGTCCAGTATTTTCTTTAACTACTGCACTACCAGGAGGGTAAACAAGGTTAATAAACTCTTGCAACTTATTTTCGGTGATTGTTTGCGACCCTTGAATTTTGATTAATAAATAAGCTCGCCTATCGTCAATAGATAAGTTGCGATTATTTTCAAGTCCATACACTCGCTCCCAATCATCAAGCCCCCAAGTCGCTGTTTCAACAAACAACTGCTTGCATATGTCGATAATCAATAAACGTTGTTTTTCGTGTTCCTCGCTTAATGAATCTTGCGTTCCTTTAAAGGTTTCGTCCTTTGATAGGTATCTAGGCAAGTACCTAAGAACATCGACCTTGTAGGTCCTTAAAAGGTTAAAAATCATAGAACACTCACCTCGCCTAATATCGCTAAATCATCAACAGCTAATTCGATTGATTTAGTAGAGCTATTAATTGTTAAGTTTGTATAATCAGTCGCTCCGGCATCTAATACAAGACTACCGATTTTAGAATACGCAACTTTTAATAAAGATGAGTTCTTGATGTTTTGTCGTTCAATGTCGATTAGGTACGCTTTAACTAATTCAGTAAATACCGATTGATTAAAATTGCCTTCCGGCTTAACTGCAATATTGATTGTCTTAGGCGTAACAGTCGTTACCGTTACCACCGCACCCATAGGGCGTACAGTTTCAATATAGTTAGTTACCTTGTTAATAATTTCTTGTGAAGCTGGACTAAACTCACTATTAACAATAATTACTTTAACAGTACCAGCGCCGTTCCATACTGGGAGCACTTTAGCACCACCAACACCGCCAACAGACATCGCCCACTCATAATAGTGAGTTGCATTTCCGCTAGTTCCAGGAGTTCGAACATGATTTAAATAACGAGTTCTTAATTCGTCGTCGCTTTCAGCGTTAAAGCCATCACCTATAGGCCCTGTATTATTAACGCTCATAATACCAGGAATAGACATTGGAATAACTGTTACCGATTGTGCTGTAACGTTACCACCTATACCACCTTCAAGGGCTTGCACTTTAACGTCTGTTGAGTTGTTAACTTGTACTGTTTCGAGCGTTTCAAATAAAATGCCGGTTTGAGTAGCGAATTGACTGCCCTTCGGTAGAGTTCCGTTACCTTTAACAGTTACATAACCAGTCGCCTTAGTTGCTTCTTTACGAATTACACCACTTTCGGCAGCTCGCATGGTTAAGAAATCACCATAAGCTGTATCGCCAAACGCTACCTTGTACAACTCACCTAATTCAACATATGTTTTCATAAACTCAATAGCGTTAGATGAAAACACATCATATTCAAACGTACCCTCGAATTTACTATAAGGCGATGTGCATTGTTCCTGTAAATCTTTTAATATTTCATCGCTAGTTGGAATGTTAAACATTAATATTAAGCCCTCCATATACTGTGGTTAGTTCAACGAAACACTCTACCTTATCGCCGTTTTCGTCGAATGTAATACTATCAATAGACTTGATATAAGGGTTAACCATAAGACATTCAACGATAACTCGTCTAAGTTCGCTATACCGTTCATTAACACTCATAACCTTTCCTATAAAAGGCTTTAACTGAATACCATAACGAGTAGAATATGCCAAGTACTGATTGCGTTCAGTCATTAAGGCTTTGTATACCCAAACTTTTAAGGCATCATCACCAGTTACTTTTATTCGGTTACCATTAGCGGTGAATTTGAATGAGTTCTTATCGAAGTCCCAATCGTATTCAACGAATAACGGAAGTTCCTCGCTCTGATAAGCGTTAATATTTGTTGAACCGGCGAATGGATATTCTGCACTCATAGTTTCACCACCTTTTGGTCTACATAATACAACTGCTCGCCTTGTGCATATACTGGGAATACTGTTACCTCATCACCTACTCGCAACGTATCAGTCATGATAATCGTATCGGTATAATCGTTATGAATTTCATGTGTATGACTTTCAAATAATGCCATACCACCACCGCCGGAGCGAGGCTGTGTTTCACTTATGATATGGCCTTTTGCTTCTCTGTAGTGGTCCGGTTTCCAGTAGTCGTTAAGATATATCTGTTCATTTGTAATGTCGATATTATCAACACGAATAACAAGATTAGGGAATGGTGATGTAACAAGTCCAATTCGCATGCCCATTGGCTGTTCATCTTTTGCTATGCCGTGAATAGTATTAACCATTTTCGCCATAGAATGTGCAGCACTCGGAATATCTTTAGGCATAGTGTATTTCTACCTTTCTTTTCGTTGACTTTCTAGTAGACCTTCGACCTTTACCCTTAGGAGTTTTCCCTTTTTTGTTTTTCTTTTTCGCTTCACGTTCTAAGCGTTTCTTTTCCTTCGCTTCTAAGGAATGGTCTACCTTTTCTTTCGTCATTAAGTTTTCAAACTCGATTTCGAGTTTCATAGTATGCTGTCCGTTTTCGAATTTATGCGTATCGCTTTTTATCCAAAACTGACCGCTTAACTGTGTAATCACATCTTTAATTTCAACCGAATACGAGGACAAGGCGTCATAGTCGCCTAAGCAGTCAATAACACCAGTACGTTCAGGACCTTTGAATATGTCCTTAACTTCCTCTTGCGTGTTTTTGTTTTTGCTTTCCTTGTATACAGCTTGTATCATGGAATACTTCTGAATTTGGTCGTCCTTGCTTTCATATCGAATTAAGTTACCCTTATCATCAACAATCATGACTTTATTAATCATGTTTTCGATACTCTCCTTATAGGATGAGTCCGTGATGTTCCGATATTGGTCGATTACAAGTCCTTCGATAACTGACCCTTTTTCTATGACGTCGAGTTCGTCGCCCTCCATCATAGCTTGATATTTTTTGTTGGTCTTTTTAGCCGCTTCCGTATATGCCATAAGTATGATTTGATAGCCAGACTTGTTATTAGCAATAAAAGTTATCTTTTCACCTGTTTCAGCGAGGTTACCTACTTTAATACCCATTTCCTTGCAAACAGCCTTTGTAATGTCCTCTGCGGTCATATTTGTGAATTTACGAGTAGTTTTTGATTTACTCAATATAAACATATTGTCATAACACGTTACCGTTATTGTTGATGCGGAAGTTTTACGTTCTGTGCAATAAATATTACCAACAAACTGCAACTCGTTATCTTCGGAATATGCTTTTACTGTTTCACCTATGCCAAGGGCATATGCAGGCCAATTAGGGTCGCGAGGCTCTTGCGTATACACAAATTCAAGTTTTCTTGCTGCCTGAATACGAGAACCGCTCCATGTCGCATTATTAACCAAGTGTGATATATCGTTTTCGACTGGAACTTGCTTATCTTTGCCAGTCTTTTCATCTTTAACTGTTTTAGTTCCGATGTGTTTAATAATCATCACTTAACCTTCAACTTTCTTAACTGACTTAAATTGTTAATCGCTAAATTCTTTAAGTCGTTAGATTGAATAATACGTTCATAGTGTTTGTAGTTGCCATATGCCTTTTTGGCAGCATCTAAAATATCTGCACCCTTATTATGTAGCGTTGCGGTGCTAGGCTTATTGTTGATTGTAGGTCTATCTTTAAGACCTGTTACATCATCAACAGCCTTTGCATCGTCCGCCGTCATAGAGGTGTTTAAATCTTTATACGCTTTAAGACTAAGCGTGTAATATAAATCGCCTGTGTTTTCTTGCTTCTTCCAAGGGAATGCCATAATAGCCATCATTAAATTAATAGGGCCATCGCTAACAATGACCCTAATCGGTTTCTTTGACTCTTTCCACTTGTTAATTAAAGCAACAATTTCAGCCGGCTTACGTTTATCCCCTACAATGAATGGATAGTCCTTAGCTGGAAGAAAACTTTCGAAAGACAAGGTAATTAGTTTAGGGTTACCAAATAATAACGCTTCACCTATTTGAGTGATGTTAACGCTTTTATTATCCTGTTCATTACCTACTTCATACTTTGTTGGAGTTACTGGCAAGACCAATCGTTCGTCGCCTTGTGAGAGTATCACTGTAGGATAGTTGTTTCCGCTTTTACCTAAAATCACAGATAAAAGCGATAACGCTCTACCAATACCGCTGATTAATTTCGCCATTATACACCTCCATAATTTACTTCCGCACTTTCAAGCATAGAGAATAACGAATGTGCTATACGGTCAATATCCGCTTCTTCACGAACGACGAATGTATTTCCACTGATAGAGTATTGGTTAACGGAGTTATTCCCACTTAAACTATCTGCAATCATCTTTTCAGTTGTTGCATGTGGATAAATGCGACTACCGTTCGGCAAGTCTACAATTTCACCGCCACGTTCATTGATTTCAGTCCAGCCACCGCCGAAGTGATTTGTACCAGTTGCATGCCCTGGAATGCCTGTTGCTTGTGCACCTCGTGCTTGAACAGCACTTAAAGCACTTCCAATAGCACTAAATACACCGCTCGCTGCACTTTTAATAGGGCTCCATACATTTTCATCGAACCAGTTAGCAACGCCGGCCCATACACCTTTAATGCTTTCCCATGCTTCACTAAAGAAGCCCTTAATAGCTTCCCACATGCTACTCGCAGCACTAGAAATAGGTTCCCATACATTACCAATAAACCAATCAACAGCCGGACCAAAGATAGCAACGATGCCGTCCCAGGCAAAGCCGAATATTCCGGCTATAGTATTAATCACCGGAGCACATGTCGCTACAATGTCATTCCACTTTTGGCTAAACCATTCAGTTAAGCCTTCAAGGTTACTTGTGATGCCGTCGTAAATTTGCTGTGCTACTTCCTCACCAAATATAGCACCACCAATACCGCCTACAAGACCACCAATAGCACCACCAACGGCAGTTCCTACACCAGGAGCAATAGAACCTAAGGCAGCACCACCCATAGCACCTAATTTCGCTCCAGCTAAACCACCGGCAAGGCTACCACCTAAACCAACACCAGCACGAGCTTTATCATCGCTTGTCGCAATATCATAAGCACCCATAGCTAATGCCAACGGAACAGCAATTTTACCACCAACTTTTGTTAAGCCGTTACCTAATTTACTTGCACCGCTTTTTAATTTACCAAAACGGCCACCGCTTTTAGGTTTAGCACCTTTGCCACCGCCTTCAACTATAGGACCGCTTGAACCCATTCCAGTCATATTGCTTGCATTTACAGTTACATTTAAGGCTTGAACGGTCATATCACCTACTGAGCTATCTGCACCAGTTCCGGTTCCGCCACCACCTTTTAAACCTTTGAATAAACCATACGCACCCTTACCGATTTTAAATGCACCAATACCGCCAACTGCTAAAGCTGCAGCGGATAGGATAGAGGGTAAACCTTCCATTTTAAGCGTTTGACCTACTAACTCCTTAATAGCAGAAGTTATTCCGTCAAGCACGCTTCGAATGGTAATACCGTTAGTTTCAAAGTTTTCAGTTAAGCCTACAAACCAGTTGTCTATGCCTTGTACAATGTCCCTAAAACCGCCAATGCTACCGCCCATTAATTTCGTAGTGAACGAGTCCCAATCACCGGATAATTGTTCTAAATCACCCTTTAGATTGTCCATGCGAATTTTCGCCATTCGTTCGGCAGCACCGCTCGAATTGTCGATTGCACCAGCTAACTTATCGAAGTCTTCGTAAGGCGAATTAACCAATGCGAGCAAGCCTGACATAGCTTCTTGACCGGCAAGCATACCAGCAACGGCCGCTTTACTATCCGGAGATAGTTTCTTCATGCCTTCGCGAATGTCAGCGATAATATCCCTAAATGGTTTCATCTTGCCATTCGCATCTAAGATGTTTAAGCCTAAAATGTCCATTGCTTCGCCGGACTCTTTGGTCGGTTTAACTAAACGAGTCATCATCGCTCTTAACGCTGTACCAGCTTCTGAACCCTTAATGCCCTGGTTAGCCATAAGACCTACAGCAAGTGCAGTATCTTGTACGCTGAACCCTAATGCACCGGCTACTGGTGCAGCATATTTGAACGTTTGACCCATTAAAGCGACGTTGGTATTTGAGTTAGTGGCTGCTGCCGCTAACACATCGGCGAACATAGCAGAGTCTTTCGCTTGTAAACCAAACGCAGATAAGCTATCAGTTACAATATCGGAAGTCATAGCCAAGTCTTCGCCTGATGCGGCTGCCAAGTTCATAATACCGGCGATACCGCCTATCATTTCATTAGTTTTCCAGCCAGCCATACCCATATATTTGAACGCTTGTGCAGATTCTAAGGCGCTGAATTTAGTATCCGCACCCATTTGAATTGCTTTTTCATTCAACTTTTGGAACTCGTCTGCCGTAGCACCTGAAATAGCTTTAACCGCTGACATTTCTTCTTCGAAGTCCGCATAGCCTTTTACGGCATCAAATATACCAAACCCAATGCCGGCCATACCGGCCATCTGCATTGTAGTTCCAAGCATAGCACCGCTAAGTTTATTTCCGGCAGTAGACATAGCACCGGCCATATTTTGCTTAACGTTAACTGTAGCTGTGTATACTTTACCTTTAAAAGTATTCAGTTCACTTTTAATCTTTTGGACTTTAGAAGTAGCTTCATCTTTTGCGTCAATTTTAACTTTGATATTGCTACCGGTACGCTTTAACTTTGACAATTCACTTTCGGCTTTTTTGGTTGCGTTTGCTATTCCTTGAACGGAGCTGACAGCACTACTCATGCTTCTATCAACACCGGTCATCGCAGGAGTAACAGCATTGGCAGATTTAGCTAGTTGTTGCGTTGATTGTTGCGCCTTTTTAACTGCATTCGTAAACCCTTTATCGTCAAGGTACAGTTCGACGCCTAAACGTTCTTTATTATCCACCTAATACCTCCCTTATAGCTAATTTAGCAACTTCCACACGTTCTTTCCTTTCCTTTTCCATAGCTACATGACAAAGGAGCTTTTCCATTAAGGACAAACTAAAAAAGTATTCAAACGTATGACCTTTTAAAACTAAGTAGGCGGCCGTAGCCGCCTCCCAGTCTTCTTCTATTACTTTTTTGCTTCGTCAAAAATAGCGTGGTCGAGTTTTTTGCCAACGCCTACAGATTCAATCAAAACTGTGCTAATAGCTTTAATTTCACCGAATTCGAATAACTTACCTACAATGTCCATAGGTTCGGCGCAATCATATGCTTTTTGCAAGTCCTTGTCTTTTAAATTAGGTTCAACGATACAGTTATAAACGATATATTCATCGTTATCACCATCTAAACCTAATGCTTCCGTCATAAGTGAAGTCGTAGGCTTTTTAGCTACAACTTCACCCAAGGATGTTTCGATTGTTAGTTTTTGACTTTTGCGTGCTTTAATTTCTTCACGTTTAGCAATTAATTCGTTAATAGATACAGACATTGTTACGTTCCTTTCAATTAATCAATAGATTCAATGTATTGTAAATCTTCCGGTGTAAAGCCGAATGGAATATCCGTTTCAACAACTTTACCTTTTTCGAAGTGTAAAGGAGTTAATTTGTTGAACCATACATTATCAATAGAAATGCGTTCCTTTTGGCCGTCTACTGCGTCAGGGTCGTCCAATAAGCCAGTAATTACGGAACGAGGGTCATGACCGGCGCTCCACGCTTCATGCAACTTGCGGAAGTTACGATTGATAACATTTTTAACTTTGAAAGAACCTTCGCCTTTAAGGGAAGTAACCTTGCTATCAACAGAGTTGCCAATGATAACGTCTTCACGTTGTGCTTCGATTGTACATTCGAAACTTTCAATTTCGAATACCAATTCGCCGTCGAGCCATACTTTACCGTGAGAGCCGTTCCAACGGCGACGGCCTCTATATTTAACATCTTCACTTGCACGAGCGAATGTTTGTAAATTAAATTCGAATTTTTTGTTTTTCATGTCGCTTCTACCTCCTATTACATTGTGAAATCGATTTTAAGGTCTTCCATAGCGTCAACGAATTTAACAGTACCAGCTAAGCCAAGTTCAGAACCTGTGTTATATTCGCGAATTTCCATAATAGACATTTTAGAAATGTCTTCACCTTTGATGATGGCATAGTCTTTTTGGAATTGTTCGTTAATATCAACTTTATTCTTAGCTCGATTGTCGAGTACGTTGCCAGCTAATTGACCGAAATAAACCATAATGGCTGCCACGAATAGCATTTTATGGTCGTAGTCGTTGATATATTTGCCAACGTAGTATTTTTTGAAAGTGTCGCGAATATCATCTGTTACCATGTCAACACCTTCGATGATTTTGATTTTACGGAATTCTTGACCTTTGTCAGTTGTGAATGTTTGCAAAGAGTTGCAAGCACGAGCAATTTTAACACCCTCACCGTCTTCTTCGTCGAATAAGTGTAATTCGCCTTTATCGATGCGGTCGGTTAAGTCTTCGTACACTTTAACGCTTTCAACTTCCGTTAATTTGTAATAAGTAGCAGAGCGGTCTAACGCCAAGCCAGCCAAGATACCAGCAATACGAGCAGTATATTCGATTGGAGTATACGTTTTATAAGTTGTTCGACCTTGTGTATCTTGACCGTTAGGCACTTTAATTTCTTCTGTGCAGAAGTTGATAACACCGTCATGGTCTGCTGCCACGCTACCTACTACCGCTTTAACAGTTTTACGACCATTGTTGCGTTCTGCTTTAATGTAGGACGCTAAATCTTGTTGGTCTTGAACTGTACCAGTAGGAGCGGCAATATAGTTAAAGCGAGTATGTTTTAACTGTTTTAATAATGTAGCTTGCGTATTTTTGGCGCCTTGTACAGTTGTTTTAGGTAATGTGTATACCAATACACGCAAAGGTGTTCCGTCCAAGCATTTTTTAATTAAATCAGTCGTAGCATCATCGAATGTTCTGTCAGGAATTTCGCTAATGTCGGAGATTTTGTACTTATTAGATACATCAGTCGTTTCACATTTTAAAATCAATGCTACAACGCCACGAGCGGAACGCTTGATAGCAGTTACGCCCTTTGTTTTAAAGTCGATTAAGACTTGCGGTAAACCGAATTTTTCTTGTTCGTTTGGCATTTGGTTATTCCTCCTCGGTTAAATTAGAGCCGTTAAGGCTAAATGAAAGAGTATTAACAAGCTCCCCACGAACAAAGTTAACTTCCTCGTCCGTGAAAGCGTCGTTAAACTCTAGATTAAAGATAAAGTGCAATACTTCATCTATGAATGTATGTTCAAAGTCGTTAATGGTGATATATCTATCATCGACTTTCAGTACAGGTCTAAAGATACATTCTAAGCTATCACTCATTTCGTATAAGTCCGCACGTTTAATGCGGTTGTTCTTATCTTCTATAGCTCGGAATGTAATATCGACTTGAACAGTCCTTTCGAAATAGTTGTAATCACCAACACCGCTATGAACAAACATTTCAATATAAAAATAAGGTGCATTTGACTTTTCAACGTTGTCAAAATACACCTTATAATTCGGATATTTGTTTTTCAAAAGGTCAACTAAGGCCTTTTGAATAGTTCTTAATTTAAGCATCTATCAAGTTCCTTAGTATCTTTCTTGTATCGTTTAAGAATTGACTTTTACGCTTAACTGTAGAGCGATGTAACATCTTATGCCCTTTCACAAAACCGCCTTTCGGTGTTCTATGTCCATATTCAACATGGTTAGCATATTCAGTATTGTTGTATACCTCAATGGAGTTATTTTGCGGTTCAGTACGCTTCCAAGCGTTACGAAGTGTACCAGTATCAACAGGAGTTTTCGCCTTTGTATCGGCGATTAGTAATTCCGCTTGTTGTTGTAAAAGTGTATCGATGTATTCAGGGTACAACGATAAAATCTTTTTCCACTTAAAATTTAACTCCATGAAGCCGTTAACTTTTGCTCCCATAGTTAAGCCTCATCATCACGAATTAACGTGATTTCCTGGTGCGTTGTGTACTTAAAAGGACTATCACATCGCATGATAAATGTTTGGCCTTGATGATTGATTGTAACAATATCATTCGCCATAACATCATAATCAACTGGCAAGGATAATCTTAATTTATCCTTTAATGTGAATACGCTGTCAGTATTAACACCATTCATGCTAGTCTGTCCAGTCTGCCCTAATTTGCAAGGAACATCAACATACACATCAACGACATCGAACACATCCGCCCCTATATCGTCCGTGGTGGCTTGTTGCCGTGAAATAATACATGTATCTTTGTACATAATATCTGCAAGCAGTTTTCCGTATGCATTAGCCATTCGACCACACCACTTTCCGATATAGATTTAACTTTGTACGAATGCTTTCAAAGTCCTTTTCACTAATACACCCAATAGGGGATATATCAGTTACCGCCCAGGTAAATTCAACGTCATTTTCTTTCAAAGACTTTAGCGGTCCATGTGTATCGCTGTATTTGTCTTTGATGTACTTTGTAGCTAATTCGGCAGCCGTATATACAAGCGTTCGAGGGAAGTTTGTCCTATGGCAGTAGTCCATACAATCAAGAACGAACTTTTCGGCGAACAGCGTTATATAATCGGCGCAATTAACTTCATTAAGACTATCAATCATAGATATTAAACGGTTAGTCGTTGATATAACCAACGCAACCGCTTCATCATATTCTAAATATTGAACGTTACCCAAAGTTAATCTCCTTTAATAATGGACGTGTTCCCACATGTCCTCGTCAAATTGTTCAAGCGGTTCATCGTTCGCAATAGCAGAGGCAAGCATTTTAGTGCTATCGTTCAATTCCTCGGTTGAAATATCACCAGGACTAAGTACGAATACTCTATCCAATGAACTTTCACCAAAGATTGATTTGTACGTTTCACACATGCTATTAAATTTCGTTAAAGCGTCGATAAACGCTTTATCTTTATCCGTCATAGTAACACTCCTATACAGTTAATAACATTCCAATAATGAAGTGTAGATACTCCTCATCGTCCTTTATAGTAGCCCAAATAGGTTTACCTGTTTTGTAGTCCCAGCCTTTATACTGACCGTTTTCGTTAGGTTCAAATATGCTTTCAAGCCCCATGCTTAAAACTTCGGTTCCACCAGTCGAATATGTTTTACCAATATAAGGACTGATGAAGTTATCCTTTTTAGCCATTTCTTTTCCATAACAACTCATATTAAAGATTTTATTTAACCGCTCCGCTTCCTCGCCTTTGGTTCGCATTTCTACGAACTCATTCGACAAACGACTTGCATCCTTGTTAAAGAATTCAACCATATGTCCTATTTCATGGAATGGAGTTGTTTGACGAACACCGTTCATATTAATTGTTATGTACTTTTCAGGGTTATCGATTTTAGCATATTTCAACGGCCGACCAGTAATGGCAGCTTCACCATAGAAATAACCACGCTTAACCTTGCGAGTGCTAATACATTTATTGTTATCCTTTAACATACGACCCCAGTCGCTCGGATATACATTAAACGCACCTTGTATCATGTCTTTATTTCTCTTAACGCTACCTTCCGCCCAGGAGTTATTAGGAATGTTATATCCAACTTCACGATATTGGGATACTACCTTTACCAATTCATCTTTATTACCTATTAAGTTAATAATATCATGTTTTTGGTTAGCTAACTTCCCAATATTAATCATGTCTTGCGGAGTTGCTTTAGACATGTCGAGCTTAGATATTTTGTCCTTTAAGTCAATCTCTTTAGGCTTAACTGGTTTCGGTTGTTTAGGTCGTTCGACCTTTTGTTCCTCTCGCCAATCGGCGAATATTTTTGTTTTATCAACATAAATTGCTTTCCATTCGTCATAGTTCATATTGCGTGGCACTTTTTGATATTGTACTCGCTCCCCTTTAGAAGTTGGTTCAGTTTTAGCAATACGAGAACCGCTAGTCGGTTTCTTATTACTAATAGCACCAGCAATCGTTGACCTACAACGAGGATGAAGCGGAGGAACGTTACTTCCTACTTCGGCTTCACTAATCGGATAAATATTATTATCGTGTTCCCTACACGTTGAGGATGTACGCTTATCCATTGTTGCGATGAATTGAAAGTATTCCATATTAGAGGAACGCAACGAGTCCAAGGTAGATTGATTATGAACGTAATTTAATTCCGTTCTAACCAGTCTTACAGCATCATTTTTAGATACTCCCATTCGCTCTTGCACTTCTTTCGCCAGTTTGTTTACTGATACACCGCGATGAACACCATTAACAACAGCATCTTGAATGGTACGAGCCAACTTTTCACCGTTGGCCCATATCCTTTCACTATAATTCTTGCCACTCCACGGAGTTCGCAAGACCTGTTCCACTTGTTTATTATCAACAACTACATTTAAAGGACCTTGTCCTTTCTTTGCCAATTCATAGGCAGAATGCAAGCGATTATCTTTGTATGCTTCTTTTAAAAAGGAGGACATGACATTGTCTGTATTTCGGTTTAACTTATCAATTTCAATAAGTGTATCGCTGTACAATTTATCTAGCCTTGAAATGCGCGAACGCATTGAAAGGGCATTTAGTTCAAGCATAATCTTAGGGTTGCCAGTCTTTTCAAAGTCTGCCAAGTACCCTTCGACGTCCTTTCGCCAAGTCCTAAATTCAGTTCCGTTGATTAGTTTACGAGCATCGGTCATGCTTATTTCGTTGTCAGTAGCGAACTTTCCATAAAGTTGTTCAATGTTTGCTTGTAGCCGTTGGGCGGACCTTTCATATTGAGCAGCCAGCTCTTTTTCGATTGTTTCACGGCTTTTTTTATTCCATTCATCTTCACGTTCAACAGCACGCCTAGCCCAATATGAATTAGTCCCCATAATTTACCCCTTAGCCTAATTTATGAACAAATTTAACAATGCGAATTTGTTTAGGTTCGTAAACACGTTCCCAGTTACCGCCGTCTTTCAATTCTGCACGAGATACGCTTTCAGCGTTGGTACGAGTTTTATTAGTCCATTTTACCCCACGAGGATGCAAGATGAACGCTTTACGAGAAATCAAGTAATCAATGCCGGAGCCTTTACGTTTATCACGGTCAACTTCCGCTGGAACCATACCAACAGGAGAACCTACACCATACGCAATCGCACCTTCACCGAACAAATAAGTTGTGTATTTGTCAGTTTCAACAGGGCAACCATCGTCAACAATTACACGACGGCCCATGTAGTAATCAAAGGAAGTCGCATCAGATTGACGGATAGTTTGAATTAAGTTCAATTTATCAAGATAAGATTTTGTAGCGGAGTGCATAACAACTGCTGTTAAAGAGTTACGAGCATCACCCATAAGTTGCATTGCGTCAATGAACGCTTCACCGGAGAATGCTGCGGCTTTGCCAGTTTTAGCAGAAATATCCAAGATATGGTCGGACATTGTAGTGGCAGCGAATACACCATTAAGGATATTAAGCAATTCTTTTTGGTGGTCTCTAGCCCAAAAACCAGCTACTAAATCACCAATAGCGGACATAGGGTCAGTTCCGGATAATTGAGCGGACAAATCACTTGCACCCCACATTTTCGCACGGCGAATAGTTGTGGAAGTGTCCATTTTAGAACTGATTTTGTCGGCAGTTAAATCAGTACCTTCCACCACGTTTTCAGAGTCGCCAGTCAAATCAGTGAAGAAAGGCATGTTATGAACTTGTGCTGGTTCAGATGCAAGCATGTCGAATTGGGCATCACGAGTTGCGATACCGGAAGAGAAAATAGCGGATAATTCGCTTGTACGGCGTGTTACATAATCAACGAATAGCGGTGTAGGGTTAATTACGTCTTTCAATGCAGTTGCTGCGAATGTTTGCAAGTTAAAAGTAAAGTTTTGATTTGGCATTATTAGTCCTCCTAATTTAAATCAAATTGTCAATAGATACACCGGCTTGTGCTGCAAGCGTTTTAGCTTGTGCAACGTCGGTTCTAATAAGTTCTGCTTGTTGCGTTAGATTGTAATGTTCCTTGCTGAAAGGGTTTACCTTAGGCGTACCTTCACCCTTGTTAGGGTCGTATTTGAATTTAGGTTCACCTTGTGGTTTAAACAAGAACGCTTTATTCTTTTGCAAGTCTTTTAGTTGTTCATCTAAACCAGTTACTTTGCCATCATCGCCGAGAATAAGTTTAGACTTATCAATCAAGTTAGCTACGAGCTCTGCATCTTGTGCGCTATCACCAATCGCTAATTGAACCGCGGTACTCAATTTAAGCGCTTTTAAATCTTCGGCAGCTTTTAAGGCATTAGCTTTATTGTCTGCTTGAAGTTTTGTAATTTGGTCTTTTAACGCTTGTACATCGCCTTCGCTATCCTTTAATGTTTTCAACTGTTTATCTCTATCGGCAACAGCAGTTTCTAAGGTTTTCTTTTCCGCGTTAACCTCATTAAAACGCGACTTTGGAACATATTCACCATCGAGAAATTCCTTGAATTGTTTAGTTGCGTCGTCGATTTTATCCTCCGCAATACCCAATTTTTCCAATAGTTCCTTGAATGTCATATGTTTTACTCCTTCCGGTTTTTACCGTGGTTTACCTGCCACGAATGAAAATATAAATACGATTATTCGTCATCGCTGTGGTCGTCGTCATGGTCGTCTATAGAGCCATCGTCATGACCTTTGCTATGCCAATCATCGTACATATCAGTATTATTTTGTGCTTCCTCTGTTTCGATTTGTTTCATTTCCTCGTTTACATCTTCCACGAATGGATGATGTGCAAGGATAGTTCGCTTAGATACAACGCCCATAGATTTTGAACACATGTCCACCAAGTCGCCGTCATTCTTAACGCTTGTTCTTGTCCATGTTTGGGTAATAGTAACATCGTTCGAACCATGTGCGGAACAGATAGCACGAATTAATTCATTAAAGCCTAGTTGGAATTCAGTTTCCATCATACCGGCTTTAAGTTCCAATAAAGTATATAAAAACTTCATTGCTTCACCGCTAGTACCATCCAAACCTTGTTGCTGAGGGTCTACCCCTTGTCCCATGTCAAAGATAGCTTTACGAGTAATATCAAGAAGTTCTTTGCGTGCTTCAATCGGAATGTCGATAGTTAGAGTTGAAATACCGCTTCTATCATCAGGACCAGTAGAGTCCATTTGAATTGCTTTGTATTTTTTCATGCCGTCCAAGAACTCGGCTAAATTTTCACCACCATAGTTAGTGAGTACATATATAACCTCCTGGACGTCCTCTAAATCATTTAAAAAACCGCTATAAGTTTTGTCGTACACATCGATTAATTCCTTAATACGTTTTAAATCAGTTGTATGACGTGCGTTGTTAGCGAACGCAATAAAAGGAACTTTTTCCATTTGATGCGGAATGGTATCAACGTTTACCGTAACACCGCTAGGGTCAATCATTATAAATGCTGTATAAGGTGATAATGTTTCGTAATCATCACCAGTTCGCATAGAAAACGCTTGTACTTCTTTGTCATTCCAATATTCGTACACCGTAATGTTTTCGCCTTCGTCGTTAATGTCTGCATATACACGCAACACGCCCTCTAGCTTTGTATTAATACGATTGTTATAGATTGGAATAATTTCATTAGCCGGTAATACCGCCCATTGAAAATCGTTGTTTTCATCTATCCAGTAATGAACCCAAGCGACGCCACCATTCGTAGCTTTAACGCATAAGTCCTTACATTTCTTTTCGTATGCATCACCCAATGTTTCAAGAATGTATTCATTTAACTTATCATCTTTTACATCATAAATAGGCGGTGCCGTAAACATATAAGCGGTCTTTTGGTCTACTAACAAAGGATAAAAGGAATACGCAATTCGGTTATCCGCCTGGTGCATAGGGTTAAAACTTTCTCCCTTTTGCCTTGCTTCCTCAACGTCCTTTGGTTTAGTCGGTAACAACTTAATGTCATTATTGACTTCATAATAGCGTTCCGCTGTTTGCATTTCGCTGATTACGTTTGCATGCCCTAAGGTATGCTTTTTAATTAACTTCTTAACTAATTCAAGCTCCAAACTTTCACCTCCTAAGTTAATAAGCGTACACCTTTTCGTCCGTCAAACTCTTCCATAGCATATCGCATGGCGTCCATTAAATGGTTAAAATCATCAATAGGCTTGTTTATAGGATTGTCGAATTTATCTTTATCCCATGTGTAATTGCTAATTTCAGTAATGAAATTAACGCACCTAGGATGAATAATAATTTTATAGTCCTGGATAATCGAAATGCCAGCACGAATTGAGTCAGGTCCTTTTTTGGCTGCCCTAATTCTCATAAGTCCACCTTTCCGCAAGTACGCAATCGATTTAGGTTCCGCACTATCCGCTTTAATTCGCTCCTTTGCATATCCCATTTCGGATACTTTTGACAAAATGTCTTCATTACTCATACCTTTTTCGTACATTTCATCAAAGACATATATTTCACGAGCAACTGTATCAACAAGGCCGCAGAATAATGTACTAGGGTCGTTTACATAACCAAAGTCCATACCAAAGGCGGAGCGTACATTTGGCCTATTAGATATTTCGTGTACATCAAAAACTCGTTCTTCCCAGTTTTCATACACTAGGCCTTCAACGATACCCCATTCACCAAGACCAGCAGTCCTATAGCGACGAGGGTCCTTTTTCATTTCCTCAAATAGCACTAAGTCCGCTTCGCTTAGGAACTCATTACACATATAATTCGTTGTCATAGACAATACGTTCGGACTAGGCGTATCGAAGAAGCGTTTTTTAAGCCAATGTCTATCAGACCAGGGGTTAAACGTTAATACGACTTGATGATACATTCCTTTTGGTAGCTGTCCACGAATACTTTCATCTAAGCGGTCGAACGCTTCCTCTGATGTTATTTCGTATGCTTCCTCTATCCATAACCTACACAGCGCCCCAACTTCAACGGTAATTGATGTTACTTTTAAAGGGTCGTCTAAACCTCTGAATAATATCTTTTGTCCAGTTGGTTTATAGGTAATTTCTAAAGGTGATGTACTGCACTTAAAAAAGTTATCCACCTTTAAGCGGTGTATAGCCCATTTAAGTTGTGCATAACAACTATCACGCAACGTTCGTTCAACCTTGCGAACCACTAACCAATTAATATGAGGGTTTTCGATAATTTCGGTTATAACCTTTAATGATTGAGTTGACGACTTCTTACTCGCACGGCTTCCCTTAACAGCTTTATACCGTCCTTTAAACCGCCAAAACGCACCATAATGCTTGCCTACGATACTAGGTAGATGAACAAGTACTTGATTATCCTTAATCTTCAATTTCATCACCGCCTACAATAATAGGAACGAGCGTTTTATTTTCCTCGTTTTGTTGTTTAATAGTCGCAACTTCATTTTTAAGTTTAGCGATACGAGCTTTTTGTTCTTCCGTTGCCAATTCGCTTTTGCATAGGTCGTCATATTGCTTGATTAATCTTGCCAGCGTGTCCATCGCCCTTGATTGTGCTTTAAGGAACTTCTCCATACGAATATCTGCTGTGATTGTGTCAACATGCTTTTCAATTCGTTTAGTGTTCCCAAACTGGTCGCTTTCCTCAACTGTTTGAGTAACACTTTCAATTTGTTTGTCAGCGTTTTCACTTTCGATGAACATTATTTTTTGTGCTCGTATGATGGCAGCATATTTGATACAAATATTCCCCCATAGTATTTCTATAGGGGATATTGTTTCTATTTCTTCAATTACACCAATCATATCGAGTGGCAAGTATTTGGCAAAAAGACCATGTTTTAAAGCGTTTTGACTTCCAACAGGTGGGCCTCCACTATTGCCCATGGCATTTTTATTACCAAACGGAGCACCTATTTTCTTTTTCGGTTTAGGTTTAGTCTTAGCACGCTTCCAACCGTATCGCTTCCGCCAAGATTTAACTGTTTCGATTGATACACCGTATTTTTCGGCTATGTCTTTATAGGGCAGGAACTTTTTATAGTCCTTCTCGGCTGCTTCATAGTTTTTCACATACTCACCACCTCCCACCGAATATCTACTTTAGAATTTCGTTGCTTTTATGTTTTAGCTTGCCATGACTTCTAACACAAAGACCACCTTTCGGCTTGCGTGCGTGGCCGTATGTTATGTACGACTGGCATAAGCCGTCATACTCAATGACTTCGGCTGTACACTTGCCTTTCTTGTTGTTTAAGCATTTATGCTTAATGCAGTCAACAACTGTCATTTCAAGCCGTTCATAAATTCACGAGTTAAGTCATAATCACTTGTGAATTTACCTTTTTTCGTTGTTGTTGTCGTACTAGAACCGCGAGATTTAACACCGCGAGCCGTTACGCAACTATGTTTCGATGTAATGTGTACGATTACATCATCACTGCCAGTCGCAATAGAAATAACTTCCGCAATGTCCTCGCCTATCTTTTCTTGTAGTTGTAATCGCTTACAGCACATTTCAGCTATACGAGGAGTTTTAGACAAGCCAATAACACGGCCATTAGGGATATATCCTACACTAATATTCATGTCATACATCAACGCTAAATGATGTTCACACATAGAAAAGGCTTCAATATCCTTAACAATTACCATTTGAGTTGTATCCACTTCAAAGGACTTGCCAAACATTTTAGCGATTTCCTCGTTTGTGTAGTTCATGCCTTCTAGCATTTCTAAATACATTTTGGCAGCACGTTTAGGCGTTTCAACAATGCCTTCACGTTCTAAATTTTCACCAAGCCCTGTTAATAGGAGCTTGATAGCATTTTCAATCGTTTCCTGGTTCATGCTTACACTCCTTTCATTTCAGGCGGCCATATAAATTTATGAATTTGTAGTTGTAGTCGTACACCTTGTAGGTTATACGTTTTCATATAATCAACAATGTCTCTAGGTTCAATCTTTCCAAATACTGGTGATACATAAACCTGTGCTTTAAAGTCGTTGTCCTCGATTAATTTACGCATACGATTTAAATCTTCTAGGCTACCAACTACAAACTTAATGACGTCGCACTCTTCCAAGTCCTGTAACGCTTCGCCGTTGTTCATGAACTCCTCTTGCTTAGAAGAAGGGCACTTGTAGTCAACTGTGAACATAAGATTTTGATATTCACCATATAACGGAACAGGGTTTATACTGCCGTTTGTTTCGATGTTAACAAAATACTTGTTCATAGCGTTTAGTAATTCCGTTAAGTCTTGCAATAATGGTTCGCCACCGGTGATAGTTACATTCACATCTCCATAGCCATCGACTACTTGCATAATTTCATCAACAGTCATTTCAGTTCCACCAGTAAAGCTATATTCTGTATCGCAGTAGGAACAGCGCAAGTTACATTCTGCTAGTCGAATAAAAGTACATAGTTCACCAGCTCGTGTGCCTTCACCTTCGATACTGCTAAAAATTTCAATCACGTTCATAAATAGCAATATTCCCTTCGCTTTCTTGTACAGATACTTTATAACAGCATTTACCTAACTGGTCGCATATCCATTTAGCCATATTTTCTGCAGTTGGGTTTAACTCGCCTACTACGTCATTAATATGGTTATGGTCTAAGCGGTCATGAATAGCACGTTTAATATGTGTAAAGTCCATAATCATTCCATTAGCGTTCACTTCTTCGCTTTTCATAAAGACTGTTACTATCCAGTTATGGCCATGTAGGTTACGGCACTTACTTTCATAATCGAGTTTAAGCTGATGTGAACCAGCAATCTCCATTCGTTTCGTTACATAATACATTTTGTTTACTCCTTCATAGTTGGGTCATTAAGGCCGTTAATTTTAAAAGCATTAATTCTGTCGATACAAGTACCACACTTACCACAAGGCTTTTCTCCGCCTTTATAACAACTCCATGTGAGTTCATAAGGAACGCCAAGAGATAATCCTTTTTCTACAATTTGTGCTTTATTAAAATTTACGAACGGACTTTTAATTTCAACTTTATTGTAGGTACCAAGTTTAATAGCCTCGCCAATAGCGTTTACAAACTGCAAAGAGCAATCTGCATAAGCGTTACCAGCTGCATCATCTGCATGATTTCCTAAGTAGATATACACTTTATCGTCTTCCGCTACACTCATTCCAATAGTAGCAGCAATAGACAATAATAAGCCGTTTCTAAAAGGAACATACGTTTCTAAAATATCATCTTCCTTTTTGGCTTTTAATTGTTCGTCATAACTCCCCTCTTTAACTTCTTTTGTTGAACGTGTTAAAAGAGAGCAATTAGAATAAGCCAAGAACTGTTTAATATCGAACAATTTATGACTTACACCGTAATAATCAGCCACATTCTCTGCAGCTTTTAGTTCTTTATCATGTTTTTGTCCGTAAAAAAAAGACAAAGATAAAACATTATCTTTGCCAAATTGATTTACAGCTAACGCAAGAGCGGTTGTGCTGTCTACACCACCGCTCGATAAAACAATAGCTTTATTCATATATTCTCCTTACAGATATATTTCAGCGTACTTTTGAAATTGTAACCAGGCTTGTAAGTTAATTTTATCCACTTCGTGATAATCTTTAACTCGTTTACCATCAGGTCTTTTTTTTAGATACTATCTTTTTACCGTCAAAGTGATGCACTTGTCCAAATCGACGTCCACTTTTAAAAGATGTGCTATCAACGCTATAAAAAGGGAGCTTATCTAAGTACTTCATACTAGTAAAACCCAAGCCGTGAACCTTAACATTATGAAATTTAGCATAATCTAACAGTTGTTTAACTTTGGCGAACTCGTTTTCTTTAATTTCTTTCGTAACGAACCCACCAATAGCAATATAGTCATACTCTTTACATAACTTTTTAAAGCACTCAATACCTCTCGACTTGTGCCAAACAGGTATACACTTCTTGCCAGTCTTAGCTTCTAACTTACCTCTCATTTCAAGTACTTTATCTAAACCGTGTACGCTATCCGTATCTAACTCAAAGAAGTATTTAACATCGTATTTATTTATAAAAGCAATGTATTTATCTAAATACTCATCGATATTAACCGCCTTTTCTTTCTTAGCGTTCATAAATGTGAACGCTCCACTATCAAGCAAGAACATATTTACCTCTTGCATCAATTGAAGTTGAATTGGTTTTTTTAGATAAAAATAACTCTCTAAATAGTATTTAGGCTTACTGCCTTCGATAACAAAGTCTGCTTCGATATTAGCTAAAAATACTTTCATTATTCCACCGTAAATGCGTGTCCACAATCAGGACAAACTACAGTCTTAGGCTCTTTAGGCTTGCTTTCATGGTCCTCTAAGAACTCGCTAATATCAGGTTCTTCCATAGCTTCTATAAAGCCAAAATCTTCCATGTTATAGTCTAAAAAATCTAATTCAAGTTGTAGTTTATTTAAGTCCCAAGTAGCAATTTCAGCTACTTTGTTGTCTGCCAATCGGAACGCTTTAATTTGTTCGTCTGTTAAGTCATCAGCAACAATACAAGGAACTTCTTCTATGCCTAATTGTTTAGCAGCCAATAACCGAGTATGTCCACAAATAACAACGTTATCTTTATCAATTACAAGTGGCACCTTAAAGCCGAACTCCTTAATTGAGTTAGCGACGTATTGAATAGCTTCATTGTTATTACGAGGGTTGTTTTCGTATGGCGTTAATTGGTTAACATTAATATTAATAACTTCCATTCAGTACCTCCTTTTTATTTTTTGCATACAAAAAGAGCACCCTAGTTTTAGGGTGCTCTTTTCATGAGAGAGTTAAGTGTTTTCGCTAAGAGAGGATAGCAATGTCTAAACAGTAGTGCAACTTCTACCTATCGACGAATACATCATATCACTGTCAATAGGGTGCACTCAATAGCATTTTAGGTGCACTTGATGGTAATTTGGGTGCACTTAGTGTAACATTAGGTGCATTTAGGTACACCCCACATCCTACGAATACGCATAATATCTACATAGTTGAGGACAGTTAGTTGCACCCCTTAATTTTTTAAATTGTAATCATAAAATGCTTCCTCTGCTTTTCGAATGGTTCTTTTGATGTAGTTCGTTGAGTTATTTTGCATGCCTAATTGTCGATATACAAGGGATATAGCGTACATATCTCTGCGATTAACATACTTTTCAATCAGTATGGCACGATATTTTGGTTCAGGTATGTTATAGATACAACGCAATATATCACATTCCGCTTCCACGGCTTTTTCTTTTAGCGTTGTAATTTCATCTTTCAATCGAGTTAATTCTTTGAACTGGTCCATGATACCCATTGCACCACCACCGCCAGTTCGTTCGCTTAAACTGCTATGCGGTAGCCCAGCTGGTCCCAGTCGTTTTTGAAGTAATTCTAATTGTGATACCAGGGCTTGTTCTTCTAAATGATAATCATCAATCTTAGCGATATATAGCCTAGCTTGATTTCGTTTCTCCGCTTTTGTTAATTCTTCCATACTTGCAGTCCCCTTTTATAAATTAAACCCCAGTACTACCAAACCCACCATGTCGCTTGTCCGTTGTTGTATCTTTTGCGGTGATACGATATGGCATGAACAGTAATTGAACTAATCTTTCACTAGCCTTATATTCGAATGGTGCGTTGCCTAAATTTCGAATAGGTATCATGATATGACCCTCGTTATCCTCGTTATTGTAATAATTTGCGTCGATAATACCGGTACCATTGGCGAGCATAATGTTATTGTTGATACCTACGCTTGACCTAAGGTGCATTTGAATATACTCGTCATAGTTAATACGAGCTTTAATGCCTGTTTTGATTAATTTCGTTTCACCTGGCATAACCACTCCGCTTTCATAAGGCTTCATGTCATAGCCGGCAGCATATTCCGTTTTTCGTTCCGGTAAATCTGCATCTTCATAACCGGTTACACGTTCAAATTCGTTGTTATTCATTATTCAATTCCTTTCAATTTCAACTGCTTCCACACCGTGCTCGTTGCACGATTAACTCGTAATGCAATATCTGATAAAATCATACCTTCCTGGCGCATCTTAATAGCTTCATCAACCCAGTCGGTCGGTTTTAATGTTTTATTGCGATACTTTTGCCCACATGAAGGACTGCATGTCTTTTTAATATTTCTAAGTCGATACGATACACGATATTTAATGCCACATACTGAACATTGTTTCACTACTACGTCCTCGGACTTTTTATCAACTGTGTCGAATTGATGTTCTTTAGCACGAGCACGTTTTGTGATTTTAACTGTATATTTGACATTAGCTCTCCATATAGGCAAGTGCGATAAAAAATACGGAATGTTATTCATGTCGATTATCTCCCTCTAGCTTTTTAAGTTCATTATCAATATCTTTAGTGATGATACATAAGCACATAATCAATACACCTAGTGCAGCACCAATAAATAAACCTAACACAAATACCCCAATCATTTTTTACTATTCCTCCTATTCCAAATCTCATGTAATACATGAGGTGGCTTAGCATAATCTATTTGAATTTCCACCCTAGGGTTATGTTTATCAACGCCCACAATTTCAGAGCCGTTGTAATCTGTTATCCACATATCGTCTAAAATAACCCCAGCGGTGGTTAATATATCCGATGTAGCTTGTAGTAGGCCGACCAAGTCCGGCCAACCTCTAAAATCCGGCATGTAATAGCGGCACTGTACGGATATAGGGCCTTTATAGTTCACTCGTTTTTTGAAGAATTGCAACTGTTTAATACAATCTTTTTCATAATCACAAAAGGCTTTTGATGGTAAGACTCGAGGATATTTTCCGTGATACACAATTCGTGAACTATTTTTTTTAGTTGTTGGTCGGCCATACACTACTAGCTTATTCATGTGTTACATAATTCCTCCTTTCGCCATGGTTTCACAGCACAATAACCGTAAAATATCACGTTCAACTGCTGGCAGTTCTTCCGTATAGTTAAAAAGTGCTGAAATTAGGAATGTAACAACAGTTCCTTTATCATATTCAGTTTCGTCATATTCGATGGATGTCGTTTTTCGTTTTTCATCAATCAAAACTTTAATTTCCATTTTTAGTTACCTCATGTCATATACCTTGTATTTTATTTTGCGATTTAAGCTATGAATTTAACGCTACAAGGGTGGTCTACTATTTTTCACGAGTATTTTATCGTTACGAGAATTTTATGTTCACACAGCGTGAATTTTTAAATTTCGTTAATGTCGAGTGGTTGTCGTTGTGATTTACCTTTAAACGAAATCAAGAATGATGTTCCTTTTAAGCGGTCATATACTCGGCTGTCATAAGCCTTTTTAATTTGTTCCACTGACAAATTCGATGTGATAATCGTTGATTTACTACGTTCCACTCTGTCCGCAATAATTGAAGCGACCTTTTGTTGAACCCATTCGCTCGCATATTCCGCTCCGAAATCATCAAGCACTAATAGTGGTGAGTTTCGAATACGATTTTCAAACTTCAAGTAATGCTCACTAGGGCCTTTACTAAGCGTTAAAAGTGTATCGAATAAGCTAGTCATGGATATTAGATAGCCGTTATAACCCTGTTCGATTGCTTTTCGTAAAATGCTAATTGCTAGGCTAGTTTTACCAGTACCAACAGGACCTATCATTATCAGCCCTCGTCCATTAGCGATATGCTCCCTAACATGCACGCCATATTTAAAAGCGTTGTTGTAGGCTTGCCTATCTTCCACTGGTGCTCCTTGTGCTTTTAGCTTATCGAAAGTCATATCCACATAACGACCTTTGATGCCATACACGCTTAAATCAACCTTCTTTTCAACGACCACCGGTTCATGATAGATAGGCTTGTACCACTCATAACCATTCGGTGTTACCTTGCGACCAGTCGATTTCACTGCCATCTGTTGCTTCAGTCGCTCCAGTTCCTGGTCTACGTTTATTTGTTCCATTGTCATTCACCTTCTTCTTCAAGTTACTAGCTGCCACGGTTTCAACGTACTTAATGCTACTTCCACCACTTTCGATTGTTGTATTGATAGCTACGATTACATGTTCCATTCCGTACAATTCAACCAAATCATCTAAACGCTCTTTTATCGTTGGTGATATTTGTCCTATTCCGTTTAAGTAAAGTTCGTAAATTTTTTTATTCATACAATCTCTCTTTTTCGTTTCTGTTAAATATACATTTTTAACACTATCGTTAGAGAGAGATTTTACTTTTCTTTTCTTTTCTTTCCTTTCCTTTACTTTACTTTGTGTACTTTTGTATACATTAACTGGGTTATTGTCTACATTAATTAAGTTATTGTTAACATTAATTGAGTTATTGTATACATTAATTAAGTTGAACTGAGTTATTACAACAGAATTTTTTCGACGTTCTGTAATTTTTAAATAACGTTCTTGAATTCCTTTTGATGTAAGAATATTAAAATTATTGTATAAATTTACATCAAAAAAGCGAACTTCACATGCCTTATTTATCACTTCTAAAACAAATTCAGGAGTAACATTTACATCTAATGCAATAAGGTCGATTTCGTCCTCGTGAATTTCAACGTAATAGCCCTCGTCTTTGTAAATTGTTGAAAGTAGGTAGATTAGGACTGCGATTGCTTCTGCACCACATGACAATAGCAACTTACGAACCTTCAAGTCATTTATGAAGTTAACGTTTAAAGGGAAGTACTCAACCCCTTTCGCTGTCGGTCGTGCCATTGTAGTTATCACTCCTTTTCTACGATTACCAGCTTTCCAGTAGCTGCCTGTACAACTGATTTAAATTGTTCCTCGTTTGAGTTTTCATTTGATAAATGGATAAGGTGTATCGCTTTACACTCGGTTAAGTCCATTGACTGTAGGAACTTAACGACGTTTTCAAGTGCAAAATGCGATTTAACAAGCCTTTCCATACGTTGCTTAGATAGTTCATCTTCATGAACTTTATTTTTTAAGATTTCATATGAGTGATTACACTCAACAAGTATTCGATGTACTCCTTTAAAAGTGTACCTACAATAAAATGTATCCGTTATGTACAATAGTTTTTCGTCGCCGTCGGTTATTAAAAAGCCAACGTTAGGCACATCATGTTCTAACTCAAAAGGAAGAACAGTAAAGCACCCAATTTTAAACGACTGCTTCGGTGTAATTTCAACCCAGGTTCGTTCATCTAAAACGTGTAATGCTTGTGCTGTATCCTTTGTCATATATACTTTATGACCTAATTTCAACCAATCGCTAACCGATTTAGAATGGTCGCCATGTTGGTGAGTTACTAGAACGCCAAATAAATGCAGAAAATTGTACCTACAAGCTCTTTGAATACTTTTAAAGGGTAAACCTGCGTCAAGGATAATTTCGTCGCCGTTTACGTTTGATTTTAAGCGGTAGCAGTTGCCAGCGGAACTGCTACCGAAACATTCAACGCTAATCATTTAAACATATCTTCGCTATTTAATACTTCGCCAGTTTCGGCATCAACGAATGTCGGTTCGTTATCTATATCAAGCGTTTCAGCATTTGCGTTATGTTCAATCGTTGTTACAGCATCATCTAAGATTTCGCTTACATTACCTTCAACATCGATAGTTTCATCGGCAGTAGGTAACCCCATTGAAATTTCAGGTGCTGTAGTTCTAATCAACCATGCAGCAGCACGATAACGTAACATTTGGTCCGGCATTGTACGCCATTTAGAACCTTTTTTGTCGTACCAGCCCTCCGCCTTAGCGATTGCGATTGTTACCTCAGGGCCGGCGATAATTTCATCACTTCCCTTTTCGCGAGTGTAGGCGATAATACCTTGACTGTTTGTTCCTTTTGTACCGGTTTCTTTGTATTTAATCGCTTCGAATCTACCGCATTGATTGAACGTTGCAATTAAGAACTTAGAGGACCAACTAGGGTTCCCATACACAACGTACAAGTTTTGCATTACCATTAACGGTGATGCATTAATACGAACTGCCATTTCAAGTGCGATACAAGCATTACCAAAGTTTTGAGGGCCTCTAAAGTTATCAGGTACTAAGCTAGATTCATTGAACATTTTCGCTTGTCGTTGTAATAATTCAAAACTAGCTACGGAATTAAAGTTAGCTGCCACTTCGTTTTTTCTTGTTGTCATTTCGTTTGCCATGTTATACCTCCATATCTACACGCAACTCGTCGCATGTTTCGTCTACGATTAATTTAACGGTTTGACTATTGCAGTTAACGAACTTAGTAACCGCTTCTGCATTGTCGATAAATACTGGTGCCGTAACGTTATAGAATTTTGTTAAAGCGTTAATGATATCAATACCAGCGTTAATTCGTGCTGCATTGTTGAGGCTCCTATAAGGAACACCATCAACCATAGTTTCGCAACAATCTTCAACGCTACCATTCACAAGGACATTCGCCATTTTGAAAGTTGTAATCGTAAAGTGCTTATTGATAGTATCTTCGAGCATTTCGACTTTAGCTTTCACAAATTCATCTAATAGGAACGCCGTTTCATCAACTAAATTCTTTTCGTTAATCAAGCGTTGTTGTTCTTGTTCAAGTTCATTGATACGTTTCGTAATATCACGAATAACATCGTATTTAGTGATTTCCGTTTGTAACGTGCTTCGCTTATCAGCTAGTTCAGATAATTCACTATCAATTCGCTTTAATTGGTCGTCGCTTGTATTATCTTCGTCAAGTTCAAGCATGAATAACTCTGCTTTAAGGTCGTTAACTTGTACATCGTTATCTAAATCAACTTCACCGACTTCATTCATTGCTTTTTGTTTCGTATCTTTAGTATTAGATAGTTCTTCGATTTGACTACTCATGCCATCGGCTTTCACTTGCATGATTTCCTTTTGTTCGATGTAGTTTTGTCTTAATGCCTTAGCACTATCAATCAACTTTTGCCATTCTTCAAGGTTTGTAGCTTTTTGAATGTTAAACATAGCTTCGAGCTCTGCTCGCTTTTCGGCTGGATATGGTTGTCCACAAGTCGGACAATTTTCATCATCGAATTGTTGCTTATTGAATGTATCAAACTCTGCTTGTAATTTTTCAATACGAGCTTCTTCCTGTTTGATTTGACTATCTAATTCATATTCACGGTCTTTATAGCGGTCGCGTTCGCTCTCTGCCATTTGTAATTGAACAAGCGATAATTTGTACTCGTGTTCGAGCCGTCGTTCTTTGTCAGTATGTTCGTTCATTAACTGGCTTTTTCTATCCGCCAATTTACGCTTCACTTCACGAATTTTAGCGGTACGCTCTGCGCCGTCTAAGCCGTTAACGATAACTGATTTATCTTCCTCTAATTGTTTAATAGCAGTTTCGATAGTTGCTATATCGCCCTTCAGTTTTTGCTCCGCTTCTAATGGAATTGGTTTACATTTGACCGCTTCATCAATTCGAACTGGTATCATATCAAGTTCTTTATTAATAGCAGTTTTTTTACTTGCGATAATCTTGCGTTGCTCGTCCACGGAACGGCCATTCAATAGTTCGGTTAAACGTTTTAATTCGTCCTTGCTATTGATTACGCTTGCATCGTCCACATCACCGCACATTTCAAGTAATAATTTACGGCGATTTTGCCATGTGTATTGTTCATTAAAGAATAAAGGGTTAGTGATTAACTTAAACACATCTTCATTAATCATGTTATTAATAAAGGCCTTGTACTCCTTTTCTTTAGAGGGTACATCGTTAATGAAATAATCAGTCGTATGACCGGTTAATTTAACTTCACCGCCTCTAGGGTTGCTGTACTTTTCACGATAAATTCGTTTTAGCGTAAACCCTGTTCCGTCCTCGTTATCAAAGGCAGCTTGTACCATATGATTAACGTTGTGAACTGGTTCGCCGTTTTTTAATGTTTTAATTTGAAAATCAGCTCTATCTAAGCTGTCCTTACCAAACAATAACCAGCAAAGAGCATCGAAAACAGTTGTTTTACCGGTAGCGTTATCGCCACGAATTATAGTGTTATTAGTAAACCTAAAATCACCAAATTCAATGCCTTTAAAGTTTTGTAAATTTAATTGTACGAGTTTCATATGTTATATCCTCTCTATGATACCTGTGCTTCAACATCAATCGTTCTAGGTTCGATTTGTAATTGGTTCGCCCAGGCTAAAACTGTATCATTAATAGTTTTATCCTTAGCGACTTTTTGATTACCAAACAACTTAGCTTGCACCAGTTCTTTGAAATCATCATCAACACGATTTAATTCTAAGCATGCAACTGGTTTCATAGTATCGTCTGTTACAACTACGATTGCCGTTGTTCCTCGCATAACCTGGTCTTTATATGAACCAACACAGTTTCTAAGCTGTTTACCGATTGTCATTAAGTCGGCAGCAGTTTTCGGCACCATAAAATGAAGTCCGTTAACGTCTGCGTTTAGCGTTGGAATTGTTGGCAGATTTACATCGCCATATTCCTGTTTATTGAATAAAGTAATAACTGCATTGTGAAAGCTCTTTAGTCGGAACTTTGTATCATGTAATGCTTCACGATAGTTAGGCTGTAATTTTTGATACATATTAACGATGTCGCTTATATTACGTTGTTCTTCACTTAATAACCATTTAAGAACGTTCTTTTCACCAAAACGACCTATGATATTAAGCCACATATTACGAATTTCTTGCGTTGTAACCTTCATGCAGTCTAATAAGTGGCGAGGCCGTTTTACAATGTGTTCATAGTGCGGAATACTGTATTCAACCCTACGCTTTAATGTAACGATTTTCCGTCGGCAGTTTTCGTCCTTAAATAGGTTTAAGACATTCGCCATTTTAACCATCATAGGGTCTTCAATCATAGCTTTTCTTAGCGAACGACTATTAGGCGCATGACTTGTAATTCGTAACGCTTCCAGGAAGTTTATACCTGTTCTTGTTAGGTTAAGCACATCATCATCAAACGGAATAGCGATGTTAGGTTGAATGCCGTATGAGTATTCCCAATTATTGTTACATTTAATTAAGTCTGTAATTGTTGGCATGTCAGGTGCTTGCATTTTTAAAGCCATATTAACAAGCATAGTTTTAAAATAACCGCCATATTCATTCACAGAAGGTGGTATATACACTCCTTTAATACCAAAGCCGTATACCTCTTTTAAACGTCGCTCAAACGTTAATCTAAGCGATTTAAAGATTGTATTTAATTGCTTCTTATATACAGCGTGAACAGCGTATGACTTGTTAAAGTACTTTAATACAGGTAAAACATCATTTGTTCTGATGTACTCAACTGTTAAATCGTGCTTTTCACGATTGCGGTCAATAAATACGGCCATTTTACGCTTAAAATCAAAGCGAAGGGTTTCAGTACATATCCCTCGGTCTATTCGTCTGCCGTCGAACGTTAACTGAATACCTTTATAGCGAATTTTTAAATCAAGAAAGTGTTTATAGTTCCATATGTCGATATTTAAGTTTAAAGGGAACACGTTATCTTCGTTTGTCGAATAGTAAATTTTATCCCTTTCAGGGCTTGAGTAAACACCACAATTAGGACAAACAAAATGCTTTGCACCAGTTACATAACCACTATGAAAACTATATTTTCGCTCCCATTGTCCGCCGAATGTAAAATTACAATCGCAATGGTGAATGGTGGTATATAGAGCGTCATATTGACGCTCCATAATAATGCTGTCGAACATTTTATTTACGTTGAAGTTACCTAAAAATTTCATTGCTACCTCCTAGTCAAACATGCTTAACAAGTTTTCTTCCTCGTCCTCTTTAGGCTGTTCAACTACTTGAACCGGTTCAGCAGTTTTCTTTTTGGTTTCCTTTTTAGGCTTAGGTACTTCCTCGGCTTTATCTTCGGCCTTAGCATGTTTTTCAACTAACTTGATTGCCTTAATAATGCTTTTAGAAGTTGATATGTTCGTTTCGATAAAATCTAATGCCCTTCGATATTCGATTGTGTCCGCTGGGTCTAGTTCAATCGCTTTTTGTAACACCTCTATTTGAGGTGTTACAGTATCGATAACGTGCTTAAAACTGTTAGTATTTGCCATGTTTAAACTCTCCTTATTTATTCATTAAAGCGTTTAACTCTTTGATGATTTCAGGTGTTAAGTTTTCGCTTGAAGGGTTCCCCTCTACACCGTGATTTCTAAAGATTGTGAGTGCTGCTTTAATACCATCTTGACCCACAGCTTTCAACCAGTTTTTAAAGTCCGCCCAGTAGGCTTGATGGTCGATTTCCTCTGTCGGTTCCTCAACAGATAATTCAGTAGGTTCAATATCAACAACGTTACCGTCAAAGTCTGTTACTGGAACTTTTGGCTCTTCGATTTCGATTGAAATGTTTTCGACGATTTCTTTATCGACCTTAGCACTAGGAACTGGCTTTTCTTCCTTAGGTTCATCTTTTGTTGGTTTTGGTTCTTCCTTCGGTTCATCTTTTGCTGGTTTAAATTCGACCACTACTGGTTCTGGTTCCGGTGGTTGAATTTTTGCACCATTCATAAGTTCGTTATACTCGCTAATTTTTTTAGCTAAGTCTTTAGGGTTTTTAAACTCGATTGTAAATTGGTTCATGATGTTATTTCTCCTCTTCTAAATAGGCTTTAATAGCCTTCATTGTGTCGATGATTTTATATAGATATGGTCTAACTTCGACCATTGGTGATACTTGCGTTTGTTCCGTTAAATAATCGATACGATATGTTAAGTACCATAAAGTCATTTTTCCCCATGGAGTAGGGAACATATCGTATTTTTTATGACGTTCTTTTATGAGTTTGAGGTCAATTTTCTCGCCCTCAAACATTAAAATGTCAGTATTCATTATTCACCTTTCAAAGTTGCAACTTCTTTGGTTAATGCTTCAACAAGTTTTTCAAGTTGGCTAATACGAGCGTTTTCACCTTTTGCTTCCGCTACATAGTCAGAACCCTTTCCAACTTTAAAAGCAACGTTTGCAGTGAATTGCTTTTCAGCACCTAAACTCATACCTAAGCCAAACATAGTTCTTTCATTAGGGCGGTAGAAAGCACCTAATGCAATAGCGTTAGAGCTCCGATAATGTCCATAACTTACAGCGTAGGACGCTTTATCGTTTTTATTAAAATCAAGAGGGTGAAGTCCAGCGAGTGCAGCAGAACTAGCACCTAGATTATTAAGTCGTTTATCTGTTTGATTAATACGATTATTAAGTTCGTTTTTAACTGCTGTTGTAGAAGCGTTCACTTTACCTTTTAAGTCTGCAATATCTTTAGTATTAACATTGACTTGTTTTTGAGTATTAGCTACATCAGATTTAATATCTTTAGCATCTTTTTCTAGTGTAGTAATACGACCTTCATGATTTTCAGCAACGTGGTTTAATACTTTAATGTCTGCTGCGTTTGTATTAACTTGTTTACCCAAATCAGTAATAGCCTTTGTATTGTTAGAAATGCTTGTTGCGTTGTCTTGTACAATGTCGCCGAGCATTTGAACGCCAACGGCTAGGTCTTTTAAATTGTTTTGTGTTTTAATAATTGCTGTTTTATTGTTGTTAATCGCCTTTGCGTTTGTTTCAACTTCATTAACAACTGCGAATAACTGGGAGCCGTTAACTGCATCCAAAGAGTCTACCTCGATACGGCCGGCACTCACGTTTTGGAGCTGTCTATTGTAGTGTTTAACACCACCAGCACCAGCACGTTCACGAGAACCAAAGGATACAACGCTTGCCGGTTGCTCTCCGGCAAAGATATGTTTTGTGCCGTTGATAGTAATTCCTTCAACACCAACGGCGCTATCTGTAACGCTGTTGGTACCAAGAGCTACGCTGTTTGAGTTATCTGCTACAGCGTTATTTCCTAATGCTACTGCGTCGATTGCTGTTGCGGATGCATGAGTACCCACAACAAACGCACCTTGACCGCTTGCAGTGTTATTAGAACCGATTACAGTAATTTCTTTGTCTGTGCCTTGAATAGTATTGTTATATCCAATAACAGTAGTTTCGCCATTAGCGATTGTGTTATTACCACCACCGATAACGGTTGTATTATCACCAGTAACAACGTTATCACGGCCTAAAATAATACCGTTCGTTCCAGTTGCTTTACTGTTAATGCCACCGACCATGGAATTATAACCAGTTGCAATAGGAGCAACTGCTGTTGGTTCTACTGGACCTTGAACTACTGTATCTGCCATTACGTTGACTGCTAATGCACTGATTGCTAAACCTGTTACTACTACTTTTTTATTCATGATAAATCTCCTTTGTGATATACTATTAATAGTTAATTATTTGACTAGGGTTGTACTTGTTCCAGCAAGTGCAGCCTTTTTTCTTTCTTTAGCTCGCATTCGTAAATATGTCGTATGACAATTTTTACAAACACAAACGACCTTACCTATTGCGGTATTGAATATGCTATATGTTTCATGATTGGTTAATTTATATCCGCAATGGTAACAACGTTTCACCATTTAACAACGACCTCCCCAGTCATCCACCATGACAAAATACTCACCACCATAAATACGAACACAGAACCGAACACAAAACCTTCGACCATGTCGGCGAATTGTGGCATTGCGTTTTCGCGTCGTAACGCTCTTTTTTCTTTGTATGTCATTCTGTTCACCTCCTTTCAAATTTGATTTACGATTAACAGCATTTCGCTAGTCGCTTTTCTGATTTGTTGCTTTAACTCGTCATTTTCTTTGGCGAGTTTTTTATTTTCAATTTCTAGTTGCTTATATCGGTATGGTGAATATTCATTATCAACTCCGATGAAAGCGTTTACGTCAGTTGCTCTAAATAGCACCTTGCCGATGTTTTTAATTGACGGCAATTTACCATTATTTCTTAGTTCGTACACCGTTTGAGGTGTTACTCGTAGCATTTCAGCAACTTCATTCACCGTGTATACAATCGGTTTCATTCGTACGTCCTTTCATATAAGCCTAAGCGTAATTTAATAGTGTATAAGCGATGTAAATATTCCTGGTTGCGTTCTCTTATTTGTTGACAATCATCGTTACTATAAAAAGGGTTTAGATTATTTCTGTTTTGTACACCTACAACGATTTTCTCGTACTTTTTAATATCGTTGAGAAATTCTTGTTCAGTCTTTGCCCAGTTAGTAACAACGATAAATCCTGTTCGTCTGTAATAGTTAAGAACTTCGCCAAGTGGTTTAAACTCCCAATGTCGATATAACATGCTATCCCCTCCACGTTTTGTGAACTTTTAAAGTAAAAAAATATCTTGCATATTTAGTGTAGTATCGATTTCACTAAACTTAGTAAATATAACTCCGATTTCTTGTTGATTAAAGTTCCGCTTACCATTCTCCTTTAAACTATATGCGCCCTTAGTAATGCCTAACATATCGGCGATTTCTTGTTGACTAAACCCTAGCGCATGTCTTAGTTTAATCAACTTATCTTGCTTCATTATATCCCTCCTTTGTTTACAATATGTTAACTACCTTATGACTGTATTATAGTATACATTTTGTAAACTTCCAAGTAAACTTTTTATAAAATTAACAAAACGTGATTTTACATTTTGTTTACAATTACATATAATCAGAATAAAGGAGGTATACAAAATGAAAACCATGGGAACACGGCTAAAAGAACTTCGAATGAACGCTGGGTATACTGGCGAGGAAGTTGGGCGCATGCTGCAGGTTTCAAAGTCTGCTATATCCATGTGGGAGAAGGACTTGCGTTCCCCTAGTGCTGATTTAATCGAACGCTTTGCGGATATATACGGAGTTTCAACCGACTATATCATTACTGGTCGTGAGAGCAACGCACCTAAAGGGTATTATCACGACCAGGAGGCTGCCGAGTATGCAGAGTATTTACGAACGAGGCCACATGCTAAAATACTATTCTCCGCATCAAAGGACATGACAAAGGAAGATATGGAAGAAGCTGTTCGATACATCGAGTACTTAAAATCAAAACACAAATAAACACAAGGGAGAGTGTTCAAGTGATTGTTAATGTTATTCACTGCGACCTACCAAAAGGCAAGGCAGCAGCAAGTACGACCAAAGAAGATGACGTATATATAATAACTGTACAGCGTGCATTAACTGGTGATGAGTTGCGAAAAGAGTTAAAGCATGAGTTGTCGCATATCGTTAACGGCGACTTTCACATACAAGGTACAGCAACGAACATAGAAAAGGCTGTACGCTGTAATTCGCTAACCGATGAAGAACTATCTTATATTGACTTTTATCACCATTATTTATAGAGGTTAGCATGCAATATTCATTTACCATTCGAAAGAAAGACAAAGGCTATCAGATAATCGTTAATTACAAGCTAGGTAACAAGTGGAAGCAAAAATCAAAACAGGGTTTCACTACACAAAGGGAAGCGAAGTTACACGGCCAACAGATTGTCGAAGAACTAAAAAACGTCGTACCACCTAAGCACGACGAGGACATAACATTTATTCAGTTGTATAACATGTACATTGACGAAAAACAGGAATTATCGCCTAATACTAAACGCACTTATGACAATGTAATTAATGCCTATTGTAAATCACTATGGAACGTATCCATTAAAGATATTACACATTCAACCCTAGTTCAGTTACTAAACGGAATGAATGTATCTGTAGCAACCAAAAATCTATGCCTGGTATTATTAAAAGCTATGTTCAAACACGCTATATCACCATATGGCTTTTTAAGTAAAAGTCCTTGTATCGATTTAAAGCGGTTTAGAAGCAAGGATAGAACATCGGTTAATGTAATTAGTTATGACGATTTTAAAACGCTCTTACAAGCGATAAAACAAACTCACCCACGCTTTTATTTATTGTGTATGGTAGCTCGTTATACTGGCGCACGCTACGGTGAAATAATTGCGTTAACGTGGAACGATATTAACTTCACCGATAATACCATATCCATTTCTAAACAATGGACATTCCTCGGTGATAAGCGATACGGCTTCGGTGTACCTAAAAGCAAGAATAGCATTCGCACTATACCAATACCAAACGTATTAGCCGATGAGTTGATGTGGAATATCGGTCCAGGTGATACACGCTTATTCCCTTTTAGGACTAATCGCACAAGCCAATTAAACGCACTCATTCAAAAACATATACCGAATACATCGATACATGTATTCCGTCATACCTACGCAACAACGCTCCTGGCGAATGGAGTTGATATTCAAACAGTCGCAAGCCTGTTAGGTGATAACGTTAACACCGTGATGAATACCTATATCCACTACTGCGACGAAATGCGACGAAAAGCATCTAAACACATTACCAATATATTTGGTTAAGCATGTTTTTTTGACGATTGTATGACGAAAAGAGCCTAAACCCTTTTGCTCATTGGGTTTAGGCTCTTATTTTTATAACACTATAATTATACCACAAACTAGATAATTGATGCTCCTGTACTATCGGCTTCTAAGCAATATGTTCTATTTTCAA